TTGAGACCTATCGGTGACTTTTTCGGTTTCTTATTAAGACCTATAATGGTTTGGATGTTACGTAAATTAATTATACCGTTCTATCAAACATATCTACCAGTTGCTCAACAAATGGGAACTGATATAGGAAATTATATAGTTGGATTCTTTGAATTCGTTTCTAATTTCTTCGGTAAAATAGATAGACAACAAAAAGTTCAAGAAGAGATAGGTATATCTTCTGCAGTTTCTGCTAGTGAATTAAAATCAATATTATCTGAACAAGAAACTGGTAATAAAGATATAACGGCTGCAATAGATTTAGCAAGAAAGAATACAATAAATGCATATTTACAAAGTACTGCATCTGCAGATCAGACATTAGGTAACTGGAGAAAACATAAAGATAAGTTATTTGGTGAAAGAGAAATAAAAGGTTATAATGTAGAGGGTGTAGGTAATGATATACCTCTAGAACAAGCTGCTGTAGACTTTTACAGAGATATGGGTAAAAAAGTAACAGCAGTTTATACACAACGAGGTACATATGGAGATTCTACAGATCCAAGATCTGAAGGTAAATTTGGTGCTGGAAGTGGTAGAGGTGGAACAATTCATAATACATTTAATTTCAATGTTGAAGGAACTGTTATAGCAGAACAAGAATTAGAAGATATAGTGTATAATGCAGTGGAAAAAGCTGAAACAAGAACAGGGAGTCCTCGATAATGGAAATTTGGCTAAGAAAATATAGTGCAACTGCATCAAGTGTTACAATGGTTTACAAGATTAAAAACATTGATAGTATAAGTTTTAATTATAATTCACCTATAACACCAACACCTTTACCAGAAGAAGGTGGTGATGAAAATCAATTAATTAAAATAATGGGAAACACCAATACAGTAAATATTAGCTGGACTATAAAAGAAGAAGCATCAGATGTAGGATTTACTAAATCTGGAAGTGGTGGATATGGAGGGTATAGTAAAACAATAATAGAACAAATGAATTATTTAACAGACCCAGATACTGGATTGTTAGGTACTGGTATAGATGATAGATATGAACTTTTATTGGTAGCAAATGGAGCCCATACAAGTGAACATTTTGATGAAAATTTTGCATTATATACACAAGATGAGTTTAAAAAAAGTGGATATATTAGAAATTTAGGTTTTGATTTAAGTGGTTCTGAACCTGTTACATTTAGAGCTAAATGTGATTTTATTGAAGGTAGAGTGATAACTAGTTATAACGGAAACACACCATCAGTTCCTAGAAACTTCACTGGTGCAAAAGGAGACTCTAGTGGAAATAATAAAAATAGTAAAATGTATATTACATGGAACCATCCTTTGAAAGATGGTGGAAGTGCCATAACAAATTATGCTATTTGGTTTAGACAGTCATCTGGTGTTAGTAATGAATGGGATTTAACATCAACATCTAGTGGTAGTACAACTGCAGTTACATTAACTGGTCTTAGTGCTGCAACAGAATATGAGGTAAAAGTAGTACCTATGAACGCTAATGGATCTGGAGAGTCAACATATATCAGGTATGTGTCAACTGATGCTTAGATATGGCAAATATAACAAAACTTGTAATAGAAAGATCATCATCTGATGTTCAATTCGCAACAGTACATAAGGCTATAGTAAGAAGACAAGGTAGCAGATCATTAGATACAGCAGATATTACAATTCCCTCAAAATACAAAGTTGATGAAAATGATATTGTTAGATACATACAAGATGAAGTTGATTTAAGATATTTAGTAGGTTTATATAATTTTCAAGGTAGTTGTAGGGATGAAGGTGGTTTTGGTTTAGATGGTACATCTAGTGCATCTTATAAATATCCTAATGTTGCACCAAATGAAAAAAAGTATAAAGCACATTATGCGTTAGATTTAGATGCTGCTGGTAAAGAAGCATCTGTTTCTGATAACAGTGTATTAGATTTTTCAGGTCAATTTGATATATATGTATCATTTACTGTAGCACATGGTGGTAACCCAACATCACATTTTAATTCAGGTACAACTGATGAAGTATTATTCAGTAAACATAATGGTTCAAATGGTGTAGAAATAGGATTAAAATATGTCAGTGGTACATGGGTTATTTATGCCACAGTTAATGGAACTACTATGACTGGTAATGGTAGTTTATCAAGTACTGATACTGAAATAGGAAGTGTTACATCTGGTGCTGGGTTTGAAAAATCTAGATTCATAAGATTACGTAGAGATGAAAATAACAAAGTCGTATTAACATTAGATGGTTTAACTGATGGTAGTGGATGTATACAGACAATAACAGGTAGTGCTGCAAATACAAATACTATGTATTTTGGTACTGATAGAGGTCAAACAAAAGATTTTGATGGACTTCTTCATCAGATTAGAATATATTCTGGTGGATATCTGAAAGAGGGTGAAGCATATAAAGTAATTACTACTGCACCACAACCAATAACTATGAAATTCATAGGAAAGGTATGGAAGATAAAAGATGAATTTGATACTAAGAAATTAAATTGTAAGGGGTTGACAAAATTTATACTTGAAAATAGACTATCTGCTAACATATTCAGTGATAATATAACAAGTGCAACAACTAACGAACCAGCATTAAGAAATAAAAACATATTCGGTGCAGATCAAGCAACAACTGATATTTTGAAGGGTATTCTACACAAATTAGATTCTTCATTCGTTTTTAATAAATCATTTACTACAGCATCAGAAGTTCTTCAGGGAAGATATTCTGCAGAGGGTGGGTTCTTAAGTACTTTAGATGTTTTAGCAACGCTTGATAGAGCAGCTTTTTTCACACTACCTACGAAAGTTTTAATGTATGAAAAAGATACTGGTGTTTCTACTGGTCTCCAGTTTGATCATAATGAATTTAGAATAATACAAAGAGGTAAAGATGAAGTTATGGTATCAAATGATATACAGGTATATGGTAGAATAAATGAACAATATAGAGAACAGGGATTGGGTTCTGGTTCTAGTGGTGGTACTGCAACATTAAACTTTACACCTACAAAACTATCTATTGTTGATAATAGTGGAAATGTTGTAACAAATTATAAAATTGATAAAGATGGAAGAGAGATAACTTGGACTGGTACTGTTACTTCACCAACTGCAAAATATTATTATGAAAAAGTAACTGGCACTACTGATGATGTTTTATATAAAAGGGTTATAGATTCTACATCTATTACAAAATACGGAAGACAAAGTAGAAGTATGTTTGTACCACAATTAAGCCATCATAATGATGTAGATGAATATGCAGATAAATTATTATTAAAATCAAAGGATGTTAATCCTAGATATCATGTTGAAATACCATTCTTATTTAATGCTGTAAGGGAAAATCACATAGTCACACTAAGTAATTCAGTCATGAAATTTCCAGATAGTAATGGTGTTTTGAACCAAACAACCACTGAAGAGATAGTAAAATCTATAACTTGGGTGTTTCCAGAAGGCAAAACTATAATAGAGTGTGGTGAATATCCGTTCGATGGATTTGAGACCAGTAAGATTAGTGGTGAAAGATTATCTTCTGTAAGCAGTACTACGCTTAACACAAAAGACGCTGCCTAGCATAATACTTAAATACTAATACTAAACTAGGTATATTATGACAAGACTATTCAAAGGTACTCAAAACGAAGTCCCAAAAAACATTGATCCTAAGAACAATATTTGCGTAGTTAAAGAAGATACTCAAGGTAATAAAGAATGGTATTATGGAGCAAATATAGTCACAAATGATGGCGATATTTATTATGCAAAAAAAGCATGCGCAGAAGCACCTTCTTCAAATGAGAACTTTGCAGCAGTAGCAAGTGGTGCAGGTGCAACTTGTATACTACAAAACCCTTCAAGTGCAAACTCTTTAGCAAAAACTGATACTTATAATAATGTAACAAACCCAATCGTTTCATCTGGAGCACAAAAAGACTGTACTTCAGCATACCCAAAAACTAACGATGGTGATTCTGATAACACAGGTGCAGGTGTTGATGTTGTAACTTATAAATTCTCATGGACTACATCACAAATTGATACTAGTTCAGGTAATGCAATCACTGGTGGATGTATTGTCGATAAGGCAGCAACATTAAGTGGTAACCCAAAAATCTTAACTCACTGGAACTTTTCAAGTCCAGCAAGTTTCCACAAAACAGCAACAGATACTCTGACACTGTACGTAAATCACACAATGAATGGAGTATAGTCTAATGACTATGACCATGAAGGGAGTGTTTAACCTTTTGGAACGAATAAACTTAAGAAATAGTGGTCGTTCAGGCTTGGATGATAAAGTTAGATTTGAAGAGAAAATAAGTTTTAAATTAACTAAAGATAATGGTAAAGAGGTTCGTGGTAACTAATGGCACGTAACGGTTTTGGTAAACACGCAACACAAGTAAACACTTCTTCATACCCTGATGATGGTACATCACCAGTAGGTTCTAATGAATGGAATGAAGCACCGTCTCAAGCAGGTATGCTGGGATTTGCTCCAACAACTACCACACTTACTATATCTAGTGGTGTTATAACACCAAGTGACTCTGTTCATATAGTTGCAGCAGAATCAAGTACATCAGATGATTTAGATAAATTAGCAATAGCAAACACAAGTGAATATGATTTGATATATCTCTTTGCAGATACAGGTGACACCATCACACTAAAGAATACATCAAGTCCATCAGCAGATGGTCAAATTAAAACAGTATCAGATGCAGATGAAACTCTATCAACAACTAAACCAGCAATACTCATAAGAAAAGGAGCACATTGGTACGGTTATGGAGGAGGTTCTGCAAGTAATCTTACAACTTCTAGTCTTTCAGCATCAACTTTAGTAATCGAATCAGAAGGAATAGGTTCAAATGATAATGATACAACTTTACCAACATCAGCAGCAGTAAAAGATTATGTAGACACTCAAGTAGCAACAGTACCAACAGGTGATATTACTGGCGTAACAGCAGGTACAGGTCTTTCAGGTGGAGGTACATCAGGTGGAGTAACTGTAGCAATAGATTCAACTGTAGCAACATTAACAGGTTCACAAACATTAACTAATAAAACATTAACATCACCAACTCTTACAACCCCAGCATTAGGTACACCAGCAAGTGGAGCATTAACTAATTGTACAGCATTACCAGCAGCTCAAGTAGCTCAAGGAACAATGGCTTCTGGTATGGTTTTGGTAGCACCAGTTTTGGGAACTCCAGCAAGTGGAGTGGCAACAAATTTGACAGGTACAGCAGCAAATCTAACAGCAGGTGCAGTAACCACAAATGCAAACTTAACAGGTGATGTAACATCTAGTGGAAACGCTACAACTATTGCAACAGATGCAGTAGACCTTGCCATGTTATCAGCAACAGGTACAGCAAGTGGAACAACATTTCTTAGAGGTGACAATACATGGGCAACAGCAGGTGGTGGAAACCCTACAGCAGATGTAAACTATTCTGGTGTATATGATGTTCAAGATTTACAGAAATTATACTTAGAAGTACAATCTTCTTCATTCGACACTGACACAACAAATAACGAAGATAGAACTGGAGAAAAACAGTTATATATTCGAACCATTGATAGTAACAATGAAGGCTTATTTGTAAAATTAAAAAAGAACGGTTCGTCACAGTTTGTCCAAGTAGGATAGGTCTATCATCATGGTAGAATATCTAAGTGGTAATCGAATACAATGTACTACATTAGAAAAAACAAACGATTCAGGTAATGCTACATTAAACGGAACATCAACTAATATTGCCACAGCGATTAATGGTGTTGGAAGTATCGACTTTGACGGAACTTCTAGTGATTACATTGAATTTTCACAAGCATTGACAGATGAATTAAACACAGCAACAGGTTCAGGTGCTTGGACATTTTCATGTTGGGTTTATGTAGAAAATACATCAACAGATCAACATACAATATTATCAAAGATAGTTGCAGGGTATTCAGCACCTAACCATGAATTAAATTTTAGACAGGCAGGTTCAAATTGGCAATTACATTTTGGAACTTCATTCAGTGGCACTAATACACAAGCTATCGGTCATACAGGGTGGACACACCTAATTTTATCTGCAACAAATTTAGGAACAACTGCTGTGGTTTGGAAATTATATGTTGACAATCAGGCTTCACCAGTGACTGTCACAGGAACAGAAGCTATGTTATGGAACTCGTCAACAGCATTATTATTTGGAAGGCAAAATAGATCAGGTTCAAGTAGTGAAAGATGGTTTAATGGTCAAGCACAAGAGATAGCATTTTGGAATAAAGAATTGGATTCAAGTGAACGAAGTGCATTGTTTAACAGTTATGCTTATGGAACTGCAACAAGTAGCAGTAATACAGGTGCAAAAGCAAACACAGTTTCAACTTCAAGTAACTTGGCATACTATACATTAAACAGTAGTTCAGTAACAAATTCGTCACCTAATCCATCATTAGGTAGTGATCACCCTGCAAATACTAGACTAGAAGTTACAGATACAAGAAAAATATATCGTAGAGCAATACCATCAAGCCCTGAAGCAACTAAGACTTTTACATTCGGAACATCACAAGTTCCAGCAGGTAATAATGTGAGTTGTGTTGTAGCTGATAGTGGAACAAAGATGTATTTGGCAAGTAATAATGCAGGTGATAGTCAAGCAGGTTATCAATATACATTAAGCACAGCGTATGATGTTTCAACAGCTTCGTATGCAAGTAAATCATTTAACAGTTGGGGTTCATCAGATATTAGAGGAATGAAAGTCAAAAACAACGGTCAGTATTTTTACAGAATGTCAGATCAAACAAATAATAAAACAGTTAAACGTTTTACAGCTTCTACAGCTTATGATATATCTACGTTAGGAAGTGGTCAAAGTTATACATATTCTGGAACTCAAACAGGTGGAAGAGATGTTGAATTAAGTGATGATGGAACAAAGATGTATGGGTTAGCAGGTAATAATACAGTATATCAATATACATTATCAACTGCTTGGGATGTGACATCAGCTAGTTCTGCAAGTAAATCATTCAGTTGTAACTCTCAAGATACTGCTGGAAGAAATTTTATGATAACAAATAGTGGAACAAAGTTAAGATTCTTAGGTCAAGCAAATAAGAAAATATATACATACACACTTTCAACTGCATGGGATATTAGTACAGCAAGTTATGATGGCTCTAGTTCAGATATTTCTTGTTCATTCACAAGCAATCCTTATGGATTAGCTGGTAAAGATGATGGTACATGGTTTGCAGTAGCAGAAACAGATAGTCCTTATGAAGTTCAACAGTTTGATAAAGATGCAGTTTGGAAGGAAAGAGGTACAGCATAAATGACTATTACACATCTAGGAGCAAAAAGATTACAGGGAATTAAATCTGATAGAGTATCAGATTCATTAGGTTCAAGTGCTGGTGGAACAAATAATGGAGTTACATTAGATACATCAAATAAGAAACTTGGCACAGCTTGTTATTCTTTTGATGGAACAGATGATTATGTTGTTTTAACTGATGTAGGAACAAACGGTATTGATACGACAGGTGACTTAAGCATAGTATGTTGGATTAATCTCAATGTGACAAATGCCAACCAAGCAATAATAAGTAATGATTCAAACAGTAGTAGTGCAGGGATTAATCTTTATGTACATTCTAGTAATCAATTAAGATTTGCTGGTGGTAGTGCTGGAACACAAGTTACAGGTGCAACAAGTAAATTTACAGCAAGTACTTGGTATCATGTCGCAGTAGTTAAATCAGGTGCTAATTGCTCACTTTATGTTGATGGTGTCCAAGATGGGTCAACTCAAACAGATTGGGGAACAATAGATGGACAAGCTCAAGCAACAATAGGTGCTCAATATTCAGGTAGTGCTTATGGTGATGATTTTAATGGAAAAATAGACGATCTTGCAATTTACAAACGTGCATTAACTACAACAGAAATAACAGCATTATATAATAGTGGTACAGGTGCATTAGTATCATCATTAAGTAATAAAGCAAATCTCAAGGCAAATTATACTATGGATAGTACAAGTTTGGGTGCAACAGGAACAACAACTACAACTACTAGTGGTGCTACACAACAAGGAGCTCAAAGTGGAAGTAATCAAACCACAGCTCATGTAACAAGTGGTTCTAATACAGGTTTAAAATTTACATCAACTTATGGTGGAACAGGTGCAGCAGTTGGAACATTCGATCTTGGTTCAGCATTAGCATCAAAATGGATAGCACAAGTATCTTTTACAACTGGAAGTGGTTACACAGCTAGTGGAAATGGTATGTTTGCGTTTGGTTTATCTGATAAAGGAACATATTCTAGTATTGAACATATGAATACAAACTCTAGTGGTGATACAGTAAATTGGATATATCATGTAGGAGATAACAGTACCAATGATAGGAAAGATAGAATACGAACAATACTTAATGGTACTGGTTCAGATGGAACAGCATCTGCACAACATTCATGGGAAAATAGCACAACATATTATTACGAAATGAGTTATGATGGATCGACAGTAACAGCTCAAAGAAAAACAGATGATACCTATGCAACTAATCATAGTAATGGTGCTGTCACAAAATCAACATCAGGTATAACTGGATTACAATATTTCAACTGGGGTTCAACTGATAATGGTGGAAGTCAAGGTGGATTCAATGTAACACTAAATACTCTTAAGATTTATGATGGTATATCATCAAATGTAGGTTGTAAAAACGATGCTTCAACAACTTCTGAATTAGATGGAATGACTAATCTACCTGTTAACACAATCTTTGAACAAACAAATGATACACCAAAATATTATTGGAAACAATCAGATGGAACTTGGTCAGTGGGTGCATAAGTTAATGACCAAATATATAAAAGCAATAGGAGTGAATGAATAAACATGGCTATTAAATATCTAAGTGGTAAACGATTACAGGGAACGAGTGCAGAAAAACCAACTGTACAACCACAGTTTAGTGACACATTCCCATCAGGTAGTGAAAGTTCAGGTTGGACAATAGCCAATGGTTCTAATACAACATTTGGTTCAGGTAAAATGACAAACAAGAATGTTAGAACAACAACTAATGAATCAGTAGCAAAATCTCTTGGTCTTACAACAACTTCAACAGCATGGGTTTTACGGTTTAAATTTAAAAAAACAGGTAGTTCAGGTTCACAAGGAAGGGCTTTTGTAGAAATATCAAATCAAGATCAAGGCACAACGTCAGGCAGTAGTAGTTTATCTAGTCTTAGAATAGAATTACATGATACTGATGCCGTTATTTTAGAACAAGTTCATGGTGGAAGTGGTGGTGGAAGTGCAAGTTTAACATCAACGTTTTCTGATAATACTGATTATTGGGTTGAGGTAAAATACACAGGCACAGGTGCAACTGCACAGGTATTTACAAATTCATCATATTCTACACCATTAAGTGGAACATCAACTTCAACTGCAACAAGCTTAACTGCTAGAACATACCAATACTTTGCTATTAGAAACCCAGATTGGTCAAGTGATGGTAATTGGAAACAGTCAGATGGAACTTGGTCAGTGGGTGCATAAGTTAATGACCAAATATATAAAAGCAATAGGAGTGAATGAATAAACATGGCTATTAAATATCTAAGTGGTAATCGATTACAAGGTACTGCTGCTGAAAGAACAGCATTAAATGTAGCAAGTGATACAACAGTTGACGGTGCTATTTTTGAGGAGAATGATACAGGTAAGCATTATGTTTGGAACGCAACATCGGATTCGTGGACAGAGATAAGTTAGTGACATCACTTGGCTAAAGTAGGTCAAGTCTTTCAAATAGACAACGTATTCCAAAATAATGTTTTTCAAAAAGCATGGGGTGGAATAGTATTTCAAAAGAACGTATTTCAAAATAATGTATTTGATGTACCTACAACCGTAAAGAAAGTAATCAATGAATCACTATCAATAGTAGAAACACAGGTAAGAACTAGAGAATTAATTAGACTTGCAAACGAGTCAGTATCTATACAAACCTTTAGAGTAAAACTTAGAGCATTAGTTTATCATGTTGTAGAGTCCTCATCTATTGCAGATACAGAAGTAAAGAAACGTGGTTTAATCAAGGCATTTAATGAGTCATTAAACAACGCTGAAAGTATGCTCAGGTATAGAGCAATCATTAGACATTTAGCAGAAACAGAGAGTGTATCAGAATCACCAATTAAGTTAAGAGGATTAAGAAAAATAGTATCTAATGCAGTTAGTGTTGTATCTACTCATATTAAATCAAGAGGTATTATTAGAAAAATATCAGATGTTATACAATCCAGTGACTCACCTGTTAGACTTCGAGGTTTAACTAATATCGTAAATAATAGTGTTAGTATTGTTTCATCTAAAATACCTTTAAGATCAATTATTAAACATTTAGCCGAAACAGTACAGGCAAGTGAATTACCTGTAAAACTTAGAGGCTTAGGTAGAGTGATTAATGAATCAATCTCAATACAAACGTTTAGAGAAAAACTAAGATCAATAGTAAAAAGTATAACTGAATCTACATCTCTATCAGAAGTTGAAAATGTTGTGCATGGTAGAATTAAACGTGTTAATGAAACAATAAGTGTTGGTGCAAAGAGAATCTTCCAATCTATATACCAATCAAACGTATTCCAGCAAGGTTTAGAGTATGTGAAATTAATGGGAAGAATAAGACTGGTAAACGAAACACAAAGCGTGGTAGAAGGAAAGATAACCTTGAGGTCTTTAGTAAGACATATTGCAGAAACAATTCAATCATCAGAATCAATAGTAAAATTAAGATCTATATTAAGATTAGTTGCAGAAACATCACAAATATCAGAAGCATTGGTAAAAGGAATGTCACTATTAAAGGTTCAAAGTGAGTCAGTGTCCATACAAACGTTTAGAGAAAAACTACGTGCCATTAAGAGGGTTATATCTGAATCAATTAATTATACTGAACAAGTTAACAAACTTAGAGGATTGGGTAGAATCATTAATAATACAATACAATCAACAACTTCTTCATACACAGCAAGTGGATTTATTAGATTCCATACTGAATCTGTTTCAATTCAAACATTTAGAACCCCACTAAGATCACTAAGAAAAATAATAAATAACTCATTAAGTATATCAGAAGCATTTGGAAAATCTGTAAGTAGAACGTTTAGTGAAACAATTCAGGTAGTAGAAGGAAAAGTAGCTTTAAGAAGTTTGATACGTCATGTAGTAGAATCAATATCAATTCAAACGTTTAGAGAAAAACTACGTGCTGTTAGAAGAATTGTTAATGAAAGTGTTAACTATGCAGAAACAGTACCAAGACTTAGAGGAATAGGTAGGTTAATCAATGAAAGTATCAGTGTATCTACTTCATTTGCATGGACAAGAACCTTAGTAAGACACGTATCAGAATCTATATCTGTCCAAACATTTAGAGTAGCACCAAGAGTTCTATTAAGAATAATTAGTGAGACAGTTAATGTTGCAAGAACAAGATTAGGCGTGTTCCAAGCAAACGGATTCCAAAATAATGTATTCCAACAAGGATATGAAATTGCAATGGTTAGAGGTTTGGGTAAATTCATCAATGAAAGTGTAAGTATATCAGAAGGATTCAGAAAAGCAGTTAGTAGAATATTTGCAGAAACCATACAGGTTACAGAAGCTAAGAACTTTGCAAGAGAACTAATTAGACACTTGGGTGAATCTATATCAGTACAAACCTTTAGACTACGTTCAAGAGGATTAATTAGATTAGTATCAGAATCATTGGAAATTGCAACTGGATTTGTAAGATTACAAACATTGAGAAAATTGGTTGCAGAATCAGTCTCAGTTCAAACCTTTAGATTAAGAGCAAGAGAGATGGTGAGATTAGTTAGCGAATCACTAAGTATAGCCACAGGTCTTGTACCAAGAAGAGCATTAAGAAGATTAGTTGCAGAGAGTATATCTGTCCAAACCTTTAGAATAAGAGGTAGAATATTAATCAGATTAATCGGTGAAACGTTACAGATTGCAACTGCAACAAAGACAATACGTGGTAGAATCAAACGTGTTAATGATATACTTAATGTAGGTGGAGTTAGAATATTCCAAGCCTTATTCCAATCATCAGTATTCCAGCAAGGTAAGGAATATGTCAAACTAATGGTATTAGTAAAACACCAAGCAGAGACTCAAAACATCTCAGAAGGAAAAGTATTCTTAAGATCAATGTTTAAAGTAATAGCTGAATCTATCAACTATAGTGAAACTGTAAAATATCTAAGAGATATAACCAGAGTTATTACAAACACTATTCAAACATCAGAGTCTATCATAAGGTTAAGAGGTATATTCAGAATAATTAATAATTCATTAAGTGTATCAGAGGGATTAGTAAGACTAAGAGTATTGACTAGAGTTATTAACAACACAATACAGTATGCTGAAACAGTCATACGATTAAGAGGATTAACTAGACTAATTAACGAGTCTGTTTCAATCCAAACGTTCAGAGAAAAACTCAGAGCATTAAAGAGAATCATTGCAGAAACAATACAGTATAATGAGACATTGAGAATGAGTTGGACAAGGGCATTTACAGAATCAATCCAAATTGCAGAAACTCAAATACATCTAAGTGCAATGTTAAGACGTGTTGCAGAATCTGTCAGTGTATCTGAAACAAGATTAAGAGTTAGAGGAATGTTGAGAATTATTAACAACTCATTAAACATCAGTGAATCTATTATAAAATTGAGAGGTGTATTCAGAATAATAAACAATAGTATTTCAATACCAGAGACAACAGATATGTTAAGAGTGTTAACTAGATTAATTAATGAATCTGTATCAGTTCAGACATTCAGAGAGAAACTAAGAGTATTGAAGAGGGTATTGAATGAGAGTATAAGTGTTTCAGAAACAAGAATAAGAATAAGAAACATCTTAAGAAGAGTATCAGAGTCAATCAATTACGCTGAAGTGGTTATACCAGTAAGAGGTTTGTTCAGAGTTATTAACAATACAATACAAGTATCAGAAACAGTTGGAAGATTAAGAGCGATATTCAGAATCATTAATGAATCCATATCCATAACTGAAGTGATTAAGAACTTTAAACATATCATACCAAAGGTTAATGAGGTGATAAGTATAATCAGTACTGACCTTGAAGCAATGGGTAAAGTATATGTTATCATAGAATCAATATCAATCCAAACATTCAGACAAAAGATAAGAACCTTATTAAGAATAATTACTGAAGGTGTCAGTGTAACAGAACCAATAGCAAAACTATTACAAGATGGTGCAGTTAGAATCACAAAGACGCTAAAGATTCATGACAGAGATAAGAGTCAAGATATATATGATAGAAGTGAGAGTGAAAAGACCCATGATAAGGATAAATCTGTAGAGATAAACGATAGAGATAAGAATGTCAAAACTTATAAACGTGACAAACGGATTAAAGGTGGTTCATAATGAGTAGCATGAATATGATAGGAAGAGCAACAGAATTTAGAGTAAAATCAGGTAGTAGACCTACATTACAGTTAACTATAACTGATGATGCTGGTGCAGCTAAAAACCTCTCAAATACTGTAACATATAATTCAGGTAAATGGAAGGTATGGAAGCCTGACGGAACACTTATCATAGACGGTGCTATTACTTTTGTCACTAGAGGTAGTGGAATTATTAGTTATACATTAACAACAGCCAATACAGCAATAGATAATGCTGGAAATTGGTCAGGTGAAGTAGAGTTAAAAGATAGTAGTGGTGAAATATCAGAACAGACAAAAACTTTTAACTTTGTAATAGAGGAGAGTTATTAGAATGAGCGATATAAAAATAGTAGCAAGTGGAACATGCTCAGAATGTGAACACCCACAAAAAGACCATGAGGGAAACACAGTTTGTGATGTAGAAGGTTGCGATTGTACAAATATAGGTAGTTATTAATCAGTAAGGCTTATATATAGGTATGGTTAACATACTACATGATTAAGCTAGAAGATGTTAATAATGAGATATATTTTCACTGGAGACGATCACAGATAGATGCTTTAGGTACTGAAAGATTAGGACATATACATGTCTCAGATATTATTAAACCATGTATGAGAAATGTTATTTATAAAAAGACTGAACCAAGTACTGGTGTAAGCACTGAAGATATTAAATCATTATGGTTTGGTCAGATTGTTCACTCAAATTCTATGATGGCTGAACCAGAACATCATGAAAAATTCTTAGCATATGACTATGTAAAGGATGAAGCATTAACATATGAAGAGGCTAAGAAGATACCAGAAGATGACCCAAGACAGTTAGATATTATCTATGGAAGTATAGATGACTTGATTAAGGTAGGTGATAAGTGGGTAATATGTGATAAGAAAACAACTGGTAGTATAGACTATTTTAGTAAGGCTAGATCATCAGCAAGCGATTCACATAAAGATCAAATTAATAGATACAGAGTATTACTTAAAAAATGCTATGACATAGACGCAGACTATGGATGTGTGGTGTATATATCAAATAGAATAGAAAAAGATTCTAGAGATAAACCAGCAATAATATCATTTAAATTACATCCTATAGAGGAGACTCTTGAGGATATGGTTAGAAAATCTAGAGAGATAAAAAAGTCTCTCACAGAAAGAACTCTCCCAGAGAGAACAAAGTGTTTTCTATGTGACGGTATGTGTCCATATGCCACTAAGTGTTTCACTGATAATAGGGTGAGTTTAGATGACAAATGATATAAGATATGTTTCACCTCAATGTAGAACACATGACCACGTAGATTGTAAAAAAGCACAAAAAGATTCTCCACTTAGATGTGAGTGTCTTTGCCATAAGATTGTTGGAGAATGAAAATCTATTTTCATACAAATAATAAAGCCACAAGAGATGCATTACAAAAATGTGGTGTTAAGAACGTTTTTATATCCTTCAAATACTCTCATGATATATCAACGTTTTCAGATTGTTTCGACAATATATTCATATCAACAAATTCTAAAACAGACCGAGAAAAATATTATGATTTTTTGAAGAGAGAGAAAGAACATTACACGTATGCAACTCAATATTATGTGGATAATAATATGAGTCAGACATATGACATATTCAAAGAGGAAATGAATATGGGGTTGAACACATTACCAGTTCTAGAAGAAGACTATGTAAAACATCTAAGTCTTTTAGGTGGTAAATCTAACCACATATGTATAGGAAAAATGCATGGTAGATTTGACACTGAAGATTCTATAAAAAGGTTATCAACTAATCTGAAGTATCATGGTATGGGTAAAGGGAAATACCTAACAAAGAATTGTTTTGATAGTGTTGATACCAGTCTTTGGATATCTGCAGCAATGGCAAAAAAATTTGATGTGTGGTATAACAATTCCGTAGTAAAAATAGATTTTAGAAAAGATGGTAAAATATCAGACCCAGTGTTGAAATACTATTGTGATATCTATAAAGATAATATGGAAAAGATAGGTATAAACTGGCATGGTGTTCAAGAAAGACATTACTATACATTATTGAAACTACCAATAGCGTTATACTACATGCCCATCTGTAAGCATTTAAACTCATATGCAGATAACTTTATTAAGTAGATAACATTAATTGTTATATAATGGCTGAAGATTTATTTAAAATTAAATCGATAGATGGAAAAAATATAGTGTCTGCTGATAAGAGAAAATTAATATCACCATATAATTCTACAAAACATTTTAAAGATGCTAACATACCAGCATATTGTGACCAATGTGTTTACAGATCAGTAGACACAGGTGGAAATGGAAGGTGTCCAAAATATGAAGCTGGTGCTGTATGTTCTATCAGGGATGATTATATTAAAATTATAAACTCACTCGATACTAGAAACCCAGAAGATGTAAAATCAATGCTTGATATGATAGCAAAGATATCTTTTGAAAATGTTTTGATGGCATTAACTCAGGCAAAAATGGATGGTAATATACCAGACAGAAACACAAAGTCTGAGATAAACACATTACTAGCAGTAGTAAAATCAATTAATGATCTTAACACTAAGGTAGTCGTAACAGAACAAAAAACCATTGATGATAAGACTGGAGATATATCATCTATATTCAGACAGATAAAAGCCCAAAAGAGTGGTGATTAATATGGCTAGACCAGATGCAGAGGTTTTAGAAGAGAGACAAAACCTACTTCAGCAGATAGCAGAATGCGCTGCTACACCTAGTAAGTTTAGTGAGATATTTCTTGGACATGATGTTTTCGATTATAATAAAAAGTATGTGGACTGCCAAGATAGATTCATAGTATATCGTTCTGGAAGACAGGTAGGTAAAACCATGTCTACTGCAGTAAAAGCAATACACTTTGCATTCTTTGCACCATTAATGTTAAAGACCGTAAAACATGAGTGTACTATAGTAATCGCTGCACCTACACAAAATCAGGCTGGCATCATGTATGATAGGATTAGAAGTCTAATAATGAATAATGAATTTCTTAAAGGGTATGTTGTAAGAAATACACAAACAGAACTATGGGTTAATTTCTTAGATAACACTGGTATGTCAAAAATAATTACGAGGGCTACTGGTGAGCACGGTACCACACTTAGGGGTTATTCACCTCACTGTATTATAGCTGACGAATGTTCTTTCATTAAGACTAACATACTTAAAGCATTTTTGCCTTCTGGTATGGCTACTCAAGCGAGAGTGTGGTTAACATCAACACCTTTCAGTAAGTCTGGTTATTTTTATGAAGCGTGTCAGAATAGTAAGTTAAAAAAATCAGATGGATTATGGACTGAATTTCATGTAAAGTCAACAGATAACCCATTAATTCAAGAAGACCCAACATTCATTGAAGAGATTAAAAGACTAACCAAAGAGGAATATGTTCAAGAAGTTGAAGGTGAGTTCTTAGATATAGGTAACGCACTTATACCAAACTCATTGCTTAGAGATGCAGTAAATGATAAGAAGCCTAATGGTCAACCTACATATTACATGGGAGTTGATGTTGCTAGAAGTGGTAGAGATGAAACTGTATACACAATAGTTTGTGTTGATAAAGACGATCATGTGTTTGTAGAAGAGGTTATAGCAGAGTCACAATCTAATGTAGTTGATGTGTGTGGTAGAATTAACAATTATGTACGTGATTATAGAATAGAAACTGTATACATAGACGAAACTGGATTAGGTGGTGGTCTCATAGATCTTGCTAGAGAGCAGGGTATACCAGCAAGAGGTGTTGTATTCTCACTACAAGAGAAAGCATCCATGTATAAGAACTTAAGATTATTATTTGAAAACCATAGGATATCTCTAAATAAGGTTGATAAACTGGTGTACCAGTTATCATATTTAACTAGAGAATATACTGAGGCTGGTATTATGAAAATTAAATCAGAAGAACATGATGACTACCCAGACAGTTTAGTTTTAGCATGTAGAGCAGTGTCAAGTGGTGCTGAATGGCATGTTTTACCTGTTGGTGAGGGAATAAAGAAGGCATTGTTCGGTTAACTTTATATAATATTACTCTAAGATATAATATGACTCAAGAAAAACCAGATGATATTGAAGACGTATCTGATGGGGAATTAGAAGAAATAAAGAAGAAACCAGAATATAAAGACGCTTCTACGCCTAATGATTTATGGAAATCATGGCTAGAAAGACGTAAAACAGGTGCTACAGTAGTAGGACAACAGGCTGGAGGTGTTGGATTAGAAGGTCAACATGCTACTGGTGACGATAAAAGCATCAACAAACCAGTTGAAACTAAAACTTATATAGAGGAAAACAAAAAAGAAAATAAGGAAAATGAACAGTAATAAGATTAAGAACACCAAAGTAGGAGACGATATACATTTTTATATAAATGGTGTTGAAGACCGTGGTATAGTTGTTAAAATGAACAACGAGTATGTCACAATATTTAAAGAATCAACCCAAAATTATGATGATGTTCACATTAATGATACATTCTTTGTCAAAGATATAATGGTCAATAAAGAATGGGATAAATGTACAGATCAAGAGAGATTTGATATGTTACAGAAAGCTCATGCACCATCACCAAGATACATAATGAAATCTTGGGATGAATTACCAAGAGATATCAAAGAAGTACTTAGAAAAAATAACGGTATTGAAACAGCACATAAAGATGATGATGATATGAACACAGTTACAAGAATATTTGATGGTAAAACAGAAACAACTAAAGGTGATACTGGTACCAATAGAAAATTTGGTGAAGGTAGTACTTTATCTGAAGACCCAAACCAAGCACCAGATCATAAACAAGGTGAACAACACCATAAAGATACAGTAGCAACAATGCCAAAAGGTGGTATAGCAGATGAACATGGTGGACATAGAGGTGTAACATCAGAAGAGTCTGCAAAATTAGAAAGACATAACCAACACGGTGATTCAAATGTTAGAAATCAAGAGGTTGGTAATAGAAAAGAAAAGTTAGAATGGGAAAGATCAGGTCACGGTTCAAGTGCAGCAGCACAAGATTTACATAATGAAAATAAACCAGATGCAGTGGAAACAAGACAAGAAAAACAACGTGGTAGAGAATCACAAGACAAAAAAGGTAAAGAGGTATTAGCAGGTGTCTCAGCATTAAAAGCATGGCAATTATGGTTAGCAAAAAGAGAAGAACAAATTAACAAAGGTAAAAACGTAGAAGAAACACACGGTGCTTATAGAGATGAATTTGATTTGGCAGATAATGAACCATTGAGTCATAAAGAACAAGAAGAAGCAGATGCTTATGCAGCTAATTGGAAACCGACTGCTGGTAACACAAAAAAATCAATAGAAGAACAAATTAACAAAGATATAGCTGCACCTATAAAAGGAATGAAGGTTCCAAAGAAAACAGAAAGTTCTTTTCAAGAACAATCATCTAGTGCTAGAGGTGAACAACATCATAGAATGTCTGATACAGGTAAAAAAGAAGGAGAAGAAAACAATCCATTCGCACCAGATAAAACATACACTAATGAAACTGAACCAAAAACTGTAGGTCATAATCAAACCGAAAGAGATAATCTAGGAACTGAACCAAAAATTGGACAGGCACAACATCTTAAATCAATAGAAGAAAAATTATTAGAATTAAAATCAAACGTAGAAAACTCAGTCCACGGTAACGCAGCAAGAAATCCAACATCAGGTGTAAGTACTAGTACAC